GCACAAATTTAGGTGACTCAGGTCCTACTGTTCTTGGTATGAAAGCCAAACCCAAGATGGGTGGCAAAAGCCAGATGGACATGAAGAAAATGGGACGCAATTTAGCTAAGGTTAAGAACCAAGGCATGATGCGGAAAAGTGCTGGAAGGGGTCGATAATGGCTAATTACTCTAAAAAAGTAATGGGTAAGGAAGTTGGAGACGCTAAAGTCTATGCTCCTCCCCATACCATGAAAGGTAAAACAATCTCTGCCAAAGGCTTGTCTTCCAAAGGCATGACTGGTGCTAAAGATATGTCAGAAATGAATATCTCCGTTGATGGCATTAGCAAGAATCATGGTAAGGGCGTTAATAAGTACGGCAAGATTGAGATGCGTGGTGCTGGTGCAGCAACCAAAGGCAGAATGTCTAGCGGGAAGATGGGATGAACTATACGCAGTTAACTTCTGCAATTAAAGGATTTGCTGAAAACGACTTCCCAGCAACTGTAGGCTCTTTTACGTCTGCTGACCAGATTGCTAGGTTTGTACAGCTTGCCGAGCAACGTATCTATAACACGGTGCAGATGCCTGCTTTCCGTAAGAACGTTACAGGATCTACAAGCAGCGGTAATAAGTATTTAGCAACCCCGTCTGATTGGCTGGCTACCTTTAGTCTTGCGGTGATTAATGCGGCGAATGAGTACCACTACCTACTTAACAAAGATGTTAACTTTATCCGTGAATCCTACCCAGATACGGATGCTGCGTTTTATGCCAAGCCTGAGTATTACGCTGTTTTTGACAATAACACCTTTATTCTAGGTCCCACTCCAGACTCCAACTATTCTGTAGAACTTCATTATTTCTACTACCCAGCGTCTATTGTTACCGCAGGGACTTCCTGGCTTGGAGATAACTTTGATTCGGTATTGTTATATGGCGCTCTTATAGAAGCCGCTAACTTTATGAAGTCAGACGCTGATGCGGTTACTTTGTATAAAACAAGATATGACGCAGCCATGGCAGATTTGAAACAATTAGGCGATGCTAAAGAACGTCAAGACTCTTACAGAAGTGGACAAGTGAGGTATCCAGTCAAATGAACGTACAAGGACTAGGCGAATCCAACGGGATTCAAGTGGCTACTAAAGACTTTGGTGGGTTCACTACAGAGGAAGTTGCTGAACGGGCATTAGATAGAATTATTCAGGTAGGGGATCAGTCTCATCCTTTGGTTCGGGAGCAGGCGATTGCTTTTAGAAATCATATTCGGGAAATCCTAGTCTTTTACATGAATGAAGCGGTAAAATTTGATCGTGTAACACTAGCTCATAAGCTACGGGAAGCTGGTCATCTTGAACTAATTAAACTTTTAGAGGAGTAAATCATGGCATTTACAGGTAATTTTATGTGTACCAGCTTTAAGCAACAAATTTTGCAAGCTGCTCACGACTTTACGGCATCGACTGGCGATACTTTTAAACTAGCGCTATACGATAACTCGGCATCCTTCACGGCTGCTACAACTGCTTATACGGCTACTAATGAAGTCGCAAACTCTGGTACGTATTCTGCTGGTGGTGGTACTTTAACCAACGTAACCCCAACCACTTCTGGAACGACTGCGTTTACCGACTTTGCTGATTTGTCGTTTACGTCCGCAACCATTACTGCATATGGTGCATTGATTTATAACACCACCCCAACATCAGGCTTAGGTCTAACAAACCCAACCGTTTGCGTACTAGACTTTGGTGGTGCTAAGACTTCTACAGCAGGTACGTTTACGATTATTTTCCCAACAGCAGACGCAAGCAACGCAATTATTCGTATTGCCTAGGAGCTTTAAATGGCTCTAGTAGTTGCAGACCGTGTCTGGGAAACGACATCTACATCAGGTACTGGCACTCTTACATTAAGCGGTGCGGTATCTGGCTATCAAACTTTTGCCGTTATTGGCAACGGTAATACGACCTATTACACCATTACTAACGGAACTGACTGGGAAGTTGGTATTGGTACATACACATCCTCTGGAACTACATTAAGCCGAGGCACCGTTTTATCATCTTCCTCTGGTGGTTCAAAGATTAATGTTACCCCAGGTAGCTTTGTATTTTGCGACTATCCCGCAAGCAAAGCAGTATATGAGGATGCAAGTGATAATGTTACTGGGTACTCTATTTCAGGTGGCTCAATCAACAACACTACTATCGGTGCTACAACTGCTTCTACTGGCGTATTTTCAAACCTTACCGATACAGGATTAACATCAGGGCGAGTAACTTACGCTTCTACAGGCGGTAATCTTGTTGATTCTGCTAACTTAACATTTAACGGAACTACATTAACAGCAAATTCTTTGGGATTAACGACACCACTTAGTTTAACAAATGGTGGCACTGGGTCAGCTACTGCCAATGGTGGGATGGCTAACTTAATGGGTTTTACTTCAACTGCAACTGCGGCAGGAACTACAACTTTAGATAATACAAGCACTTATTATCAGTTATTTACTGGTTCTACCACTCAAACTGTTGTATTACCAGTAACTTCTACATTACAAACTGGATGGACATTCCATATTTGTAATAATTCAACTGGTGCTTTGACAGTAAATTCTTCAGGTGGTAATTTGTTAATTTCAGTTATTGCTGGAACAACTGTGATGTGTACCTGTATTGGTACAGCTCTTACAACTGCCGCAGATTGGGAAGCTGGATATACAGACTTTAGTACAGCAACTGGCACTGGTTCGGTAGTTTTATCATCAAGCCCATCATTTACTGGAATATCAGCAACTGGAACATTAACATTTTCTTCTTCAACTACATCTACTTGTTCTTTTGCTACATCACAAACAACTGGCAACACATCAATTTGTACAAGCCAATCATCAGGAACTTTAACTATTGGTGGCACAAGCGGTACTGGAACAATGACTATTGGTCGTTCTACAGTAAGCCAACAAACTGATATTCAAGCTGGTGCAACTGCATCAGGCTCTACCAAGACAATGAATATTGGTACGGCTGGATTATCAGGTTCTACAACTAATATTGCTATTGGTTCTGCTGTGTCTGGAGCAACAAGTAGAACAACATTAAATGGAATTGTAATAGATAGTATTAGTGCCGCAGTAAGTGCTGCTGGAACTACTCAAGGTACTGCAACATCTTTAGTATCTAATATTAACAATATTACAACTGTTGCAGCATCTTCTGGGGTTGTTCTACCTACTGCTGTAGCTGGTATGCGTATTTTAATTAGAAATACTGGAGCAAATACATTAAATATTTATCCAGCAACAGGCGGTACGATTAATGCTTTGGCTACTAATGCTGCATTTACCTTAGCTGCTGGCTCAACAACCGAGTTATTTGCCAGTACAACAACCCAATGGTACACATTCTAGATGCTTAAATGAAATGTTTGGTCATAACCCAATTGCCTCTAACCCGTTTTCATCAGCGGGAATATCACAACTTGTATTTCTTACAGGGGTATCAGGCACAGGGCAATTAGGTAGTGCATCTGTTACGGCAGATGCTAATGTTAACGCAGTAGGAGTAAGTAGCACAGGTCAGGTTGGTTCTGTAACCACTACTGGAACGGGGTCAGTCACCCTAGTCGGTGTTTCTGCTACAGGAAGTGTTAATAGTGTTTCTGTAACGGGGTCAGCTAATACAAACGTTTCTGGCTTAGAGGCTACAGGAAATGTAGGATCTGTAACTGTTTTACCAACCGCAGATGTTTTAGTTACGGGCGTAAGCGGTACTGGTCAAGTAGGGTCTGTAACAAATACAGCCTCAGCTTCTGTAACGTTAACGGGTGTTTCTGGAACCGCTTTATTAGGTTCTTCTAGTGTTGTAATTAGCGTTTCAACCAATGTAACGGGTGTTTCTAGTACTGGAACAGTTGGTAGCGTTAGTGTTTTACCAACCGCAGATGTTTTAGTCACAGGTGTAGCGGGTACGATACAACAGGGTAGTGTATCCATAACGGGTACGGCAGTCGTTAATTTAGTAGGTGTAGCGGGGACGGTACAGCTAGGAACGGTTGTTGTAGAGCCAGGAGTTCCTGTCCCAGTTACAGGGTTACAGGCTACGGGGTTTGTTGGAAGCGTTGCTATTACTGGGACTTCTAATGTATTCCCAATAGGGGTACAGGGCGTAGGACAGGTTGGGCAAGTCTTGGTTTGGAGCGTTATTAATGACAACCAAAGCCCAGACTGGACAATAATTAGGACGGCTGCATGAGCAATGTAAGCATAGCCCTAGGGGGATTTGGTAGTCAAGGTTGGGGTGATGCTCCTTGGGGATTTGGTAATGTATCCGTTGTTGCCACAGGATTTGTAGGATCTGTTTCTATAGTAGGTACAGGTAACGTCAATGTTACAGGTTCACAGGCTTTAGGACAGGTAGGTAGCGTAACAGTAGGAGAGGGTGTAGGAGTCTTTGTAGTGGGCGTTAGCTGTACAGCCAGCGTCACTTCGGTTTCTGTTTGGATTACGATAAATGATAACCAAACACCAAGCTGGGTACCTATAAATGACTCGCAATCTTCTCCTTGGAATGATATTATTGACACACAATCGCCCAATTGGGCTGAGATAGCATAAGGATAATTATGGCATCCACATATAGCGACCTAAAAATAGAGCTAATTGGTATTGGCGAACAGACTGGTGCTTGGGGTACCACGACCAACAACAACTTTTCTGTTGCTTTTCAAGAAGCCATTACAGGCTCGGCAGACGTAGCCTTTTCAAGTGCAGACGTCACCGTCACCCTAACAGATACAAATGCCTCCCAAACTGCCCGTAATCTGCGTTTAAACCTAACAGGCACTTCAGGCGGGGCAAGGCAGTTAATCCTTGGTTCAGGCTGTCAGATTGAAAAATTATACTTAATAAACAACGGGTTAGCCGATGCCGTCACAGTTAAGAACACGTCAGGTACAGGCATAGCCGTTGCAGCTGGTAAGTCAATGTTTGTTTACAACAACGGTACTAACGTAGTAGACGCAGTTACTTATTTAACTTCCTTGACCCTTGGCACAGCTCTACCAGTCGCTTCAGGCGGCTCTGGCGCAGCTACTCTAACTGGAGTCTTAAAAGGCAACGGCACTTCAGCATTTACCGCCGCCACAGCAGGAACAGACTATGTAGCACCTGGAACTGCAACGACATTTACAGCCCTACAGACCTTTGCTGGTACGTCTTCTAATGCAGATCTAAAGACCTCTAATATTATTGAGGTAGCTACAGTCTCCGCCACGGCAGCAACAGGCACAATTAACTATGACATTACGACTCAGTCAGTTTTATATTACACAACCAATGCGTCAGGAAACTGGACAGTCAACTTCCGTGGGTCATCAGGTACATCGCTTAATACCCTTATGGCTACAGGCGAGTCTATGTCTGTCACTTTCTTGGTCACTAACGGTGCTACGGCTTATTACAACTCCGCAGTTCAAGTAGACGGCTCTTCAGTCACTCCAAAATGGCAAGGTGGTTCTGCTCCTACTAGTGGAAACGCAAGCTCAATAGACAGTTATACCTACGTCATAATTAAAGTTGGAAGCGCTTCCTTTACTGTTTTAGCTGCTCAGACAAAATTTGCATAATGACTCAGACTTGTAAGAAATGCCTCGTTGAAAAACCAATTGATGATTATCAGTTTCATCGGGTAAGTGGTAAGTATTATCAAACTTGCAGACGTTGCAGACAGTTGCAAAGCTATGAATGGAACAAAAACAATCGGGATAAAAAGAACGCAGCTGACAAAAAATGGCGTGATGCTAATCCTGAAAAGCTATGGTGGAAACGTAACCCAGAAGAACATAGAATTAGATCTGCTAAAGCTGGCGCAGAATGGATAATTAGAAATCCAGAGTACCATCACAATCACTATTTACAGAATCAAACTAAGTATGTTGCTGCTAGAGCTAGACGCAGGGCAGCACAAGAGAACGCCACACCAACATGGCTAACAGCAATACATAAGGCTCAGATTCAGGAAATGTACGATATTTCACTTGCTAGAAACACTCAAACTGGTGTTAAACATCATGTTGACCATATTCTTCCTATTATGGGAAAAAGTGTTTCTGGTATGCACGTTCCTTGGAACTTACAAGTAATTACTGCTAAAGAAAATCTTAGCAAAGGTTGGAGATTCTAATGCCACGTTTATCTAAAATTGGTGCAGCAGCCCTAGGAGCCTTTGGTTGGACAGGGCTTAATACTGTTTCTGCAAGTTACCTTCAAGTAGCTGGTGGCGGCGGAGCAGGTTGTCATGGCGGCGGCGGTGCTGGTGGGTATTTAACTGGTACAACATCTCTCAGCCTTGCCTCGTCTTACACAGTCACTGTAGGTGCTGGTGGTGCTGGTGTTGTTAGTGGTTCAAGTGGTGGAGGTACTAAGGGTTCAAATGGTTCTAATTCTCAGTTTGGAACGCTAACTGCTTCAGTAGGCGGTGGTGCTGGCGGTGGTTATATTACTAATAAGGCTGGTTCAACTGGCGGTTCTGGCGGCGGCGGTGGGTATAGTGACCCTATTGGTAGCGCCCTTGGCGGTGCTGGCACATCTGGACAAGGTAATGCTGGTGGTTCTGGTTTTATTGGCGGTGCTGGTGGCGGTGGAGCAAGTGCTGCGGGTTCTAATGGTGGTGGTAGCGGCTCGGCTGGTGTTGGTGGAGCTGGAGGTAACGGAACTGCATCATCTATTTCTGGTTCATCAGTAACTTATGCAGGTGGAGGTGGTGGAGGTAATGGCGATGCTAGAACTGGAGGTTCTGGTGGAGCAGGTGGTACAGGCGGTGGAGGTGCTGGTAGTACAGGAACTTTAACTACAGGTGCAGCAGGAACTGCTAATTTAGGTGGTGGCGGTGGAGGTGGTGGTAGCGGCTCAGGTACAAACTATGGTGGCGGTGGTCAAGGCGGTTCTGGTGTAGTCATCATCTCCTACGTAGGCGCACAACAATTCGGTGGCGGTGTCGTTACCTCAAGCGGTGGCAACACAATTCACACATTTACTACATCTGGCACATTAAGCCCATTGTCTTCATTGACAGCAAGCGCATTAATTGTTGCAGGTGGCGGTGGCGGTTCTGGATTAGGAGGCGGTGGTGGCGGTGGTCTTCAGTCAATAACTGGGCAAACCATTGACACAAATTCAACTTATGTAGTTACAGTTGGTGCTGGTGGCGCTGGAAGCCCTGCTGGTTCTGGTAATAACCAAGGCACATCAGGTGTAAATTCTTCGTTTAGTATTTATGCTACTGCATCTGTTGGTGGTGGTGGTGGCGCTGGATATATTGGCGGTGGTGGTTCTGGAATAAATGGTTTATCTGGTGGTTCTGGCGGTGGCGGTGGTGGAGCGAACTCTAGTGCTGGTACTGGCGGTTCTGCAACTTCTGGTCAAGGTAACGCTGGTGGTAATGGCGGAGCTTCTGGTGGTTCTGCTGGTGGCGGTGGCGGTGGCGCTGGTGCAGTAGGTCAAACGGCTACAAGCACAACTGCTGGTGGTAATGGTGGTGCTGGTTCTGCATCATCTATTTCTGGAACTTCTACAACCTACGCTGGCGGTGGCGGAGCTTCTGGTTCATCTTCTTCTGGTACAGGAGGTTCTGGAGGTGGAGGAAATGCTGGCTCTTTTGCTGGTAGTGCAGCAGGAGCTGGAACAGCTAATTTAGGTGGTGGAGGTGGTGCTTGTTATGGTTCAACTCCTGGTGGTGGTAATGGCGGTAGCGGTGTTGTAATCATCTCCTATCCAGGCTCTACTCAGCAAATGGCTGGCGGTACAGTTACTGTAGCTGGCGGTAATGTAATCCACACATTCACATCAAGCGGATACCTTGCCCCAATATATAGTGCAAACAACTCATTACGTTTCCGTAGAAGTGCTTCTGGTTATTTAACTCGCACTCCTTCAGTAGCTAGTAACCGTAAAACATACACATGGAGTGCATGGGTTAAACTTGGTTCATTAGATGTAGCTCGTCAGATTTTTGGGTCTGGTTCTGGTGCTACGCAAGATGCAATAGTTTTTGAATCAGGAAATACCTTATTTGCTTTTTCTGCCAATGCTTCTCAAACATTTTTAAGAACAACTCAAGTATTTCGTGACCCATCCGCTTGGTATCATGTTGTTTGGGCTACAGATACAACACAAGCAACAGCGTCAGACAGAAGCAAACTATATATAAACGGTGTGCAAGTAACTGCATTTAGTACTGCTACTTATCCCTCACAGAATTATGAGGGTTCAATTAACAATAATGGTATACATTACATTAGTAGCTATGATGGCGTTAATTGGCTTTTTGACGGATACATGACCGACATCAACTTCATCGATGGTCAAGCCCTAACACCAAACAGCTTCGGTACATTTAACGGACTCGGTGTCTGGCAACCTATCCGCTACGGTGGTAGCTACGGTACTAATGGATTTTACTTGCCGTTCACGAACACCACTAGCACAACTACCTTGGGATACGACTTCTCACCCAATGGCAACAACTGGACAACCAATAACATTAGCCTAACTGCTGGCTCTACTTATGACAGCATGACCGATGTACCTACGCTGACAAGTGCTACTGCGGCTAATTATTGCACGTTAAATCCAATAGCACCAAATGCAACATATGCTATTGGGACTTTGCAGGCTGGAAATCTTGATAAAGTAGCAGGTGCAGCGAACAATGAAGTTCAGGGAACATTTGGAGTTACATCTGGTAAGTGGTACTTTGAATATTCATTTGCCACAAATGCAACACGAGTCGGTATTGCTACTGGAGGTCCTAGCAAAAGTGCTATTGCAACCAAAGGAGTTCTGTACGAAAACAGCACAGGAAATAAAATAGTTGATAGCGTGTCAACCGCATATGGGGCTACGTTTAATCAAACAAACGTAATTGGTGTTGCACTAGATGCGGATGCTAATTCCGTTACGTTCTACAAAGACAACGTAAGTCAAGGCTCAATTAGTTTTACTCCAACTGACGTAATTTCTCCTTCGATATTCACGCCAAACGGAGTGACGATTACTGCATCCTTTAACGCAGGTCAACGCCCATTCACCTACACCCCACCATCAGGCTTTGTAAGACTAAACACATTTAACTTAACTACTCCTACAATTGGTGCTACTGCGGCTACAACAGCGAATAAGTATTTTGATGTTACGCTATATACAGGCACAGGAGCAACACAAACTATTACCAATTCAGGTTCAATGCAACCAGACTTTATTTGGTTTAAATCAAGAGCATTAACTTATAGTCATGTTTTATTTGACTCTGTTAGGGGAGTAACTAAAGGTTTGGATTCAGCTACTACAGCAGCAGAGTTAACCTCATCAGCAGGTAACGATTTATCTGCATTTACTTCAACAGGATTTACAGTTGGACCAATACAAAATTGGAATTCACCAAATAACTCAAGTTCTAACCCAGTAGCTTGGCAATGGCGAGCATCTAACACAACAGCAGTAACCAACACAGCAGGTTCTATTACATCTACAGTAAGTGCTAATACAACTGCTGGATTTAGTATTGTTACTTATACAGGTACAGGTGGTACAGGAACAACAACTGTTGGGCATGGTTTAGGTGTATCTCCTAGCATGGTAATTATTAAAAGAAGAAATGGTACTACTGATTGGGCAAGTTACCACACAGGACTGACTAGCACTTCTTATTACTTAGTTTTAAATTCAACTGCTGCTCAAGCAAATTATGGCAGCACCTTTATATCGCCATCAAGTTCTACACTAACTATTGCTGCTGATAGTTCACTTCTTAACACAAGTACTGGAACTTATGTAGCCTACTGCTTTGCACAAATCGCTGGATACTCTGCATTTGGCTCATACACAGGTAATGGTTCTAGTGATGGTCCATTTGTGTTCACTGGTTTTAGACCAAAATATGTGTTGATTAAGAGAACAGATAGTGCAGAAGATTGGATTGTGATGGATTCCGCAAGAAATACATACAATGTGGCTAATTCTTCATTGTTTCCAAATGGTAGCTTTTCTGAAACAACCGATTCTAATAGACAAGAAGATTTTTTATCTAACGGATTTAAAATCAGGTCAAGTGGTGTTTGGTTAAACGCTAGTGGCGGTACTTTTATGTACATGGCATTTGCTGAAACCCCCCTGAAATTTTCCAACGCCCGCTAGGTATATATGCCACAAGGAAGATTTCACTCAGACAAGTCAGGCAACCGATATGGGATGCTTACTCTTGTTACGCAGTTAAATGCTAAGACTGCCAATGGTTCTTATAAATACATTGCTCAATGTGATTGTGGAGAATCAAAGGTCGTGGCTTATTATGCTTTAGCAAGAGGTAATACTAAGTCTTGCGGATGCCAACAATATCCTAAAGGTGAATTATCTCCAAATTGGAAGCATGGGTTTGCTGACAAATCTCATCCTGAATATAAAAGATACCAAAGAGAAGCATTTGATAGATTTAAATATAACCTAGAACCTAATCATAAACAGGCTTTATTGGATAAACAAAACGGATGCTGCGCTATTTGCGGATACAAATTTGGTCAAAAAAAAGGCGATATAAAAGTAGACCACTGTCACACTAGAGGTCATGTTAGAGGACTTTTGTGTGATTTATGCAATAGAGGTATTGGAATGTTAAAGGAAGATTCTAAAATACTAACTAATGCAATTAATTATTTAACAAATTACGCTAACGCACGATAGGAACTAATATGTTTACTAGACAAGACGAAATTAGACCAGATGATCGTTACTACTGGGTAACGCAAAACCCAGACGGTTCATACACTGGCTTACCAAAAGAGTTAGAAGATCGTGAAGAGGTTGATCAAGACGGCAACCCAATGTATGTGCAAGTCTATGACGAGGCGACACAGTCTATGGTTAACTCTACCGAACGACTCATCACCAAGGGTCTAAAGTCAAACCACATCGCACAGGTCAAGCACAACACTAATATGACCCTAGCCCCAACGGACTGGTATGTCATCCGTAAGGCAGAGCGTAATGTTGACATCCCTGCGGAAGTAGCGACTTATCGTGCGGCAGTCGTTGCGTGGGCAAATGCGACCGAGGCAGCAATTTTGGCAGTAACTACAGTTGAAGAACTTAAATCAATTAACTTAGGAGTATCAATCTAATGGCACACTTTGCTAAAGTAGAGAACGGCATAGTCGTTCAAGTCGTTGTAGCAGAAGAGGCATTTATTGCTACTGGAGCATTAGGAGACCCAGCATCATGGGTTCAAACATCCTACAACACCCGTGGCGGTATTCACTATAACCAAGACGGCACACCCAGCGGTCGTGAGCCACTGCATAAGAACTATGCTGGTATTGGTTACACATGGGATGGCATAGGTTTTGCTGCACCACAACCATATCCAAGCTGGACGATGAATCAAGATTCTTATCTGTGGGAAGCTCCAACGCCCTACCCAAATGATGGTAAACGCTACTCATGGGATGAGGCTACAACCTCATGGGTTGAGTTAGAAACAGTATGAGAGCCGTATACGAAGCTCAACTAGTTGACGGGCAAGTACAGCCTAGACACGAGGTTGAGATCGTGTGCGGTGCGTGTGGGTATGACTTAGATGAGGCTGAGTTAGAGGCAGATACTTGTGCCGATTGCGGTGCGCCTTTGAACTTAAAACAGCATATATCTATCCATGCAACATCTGTCCCAGCCGCTGGCGGAAAGGTATTTTAAATTGAATCATGACAGACGAACTCGGATTAGGCGCTGGTGCCAAGGGGATCAGCGAGGGGTTTAAGACTGGGCGAGAAGCTGGTAAAGAGATTAGTAAGAACATCGAGGATGTTCAAAAGGAGGCAATAGATTTAGCAAGGCAGAAGGCAAATGAAAAGATACGACAGCGCAGGGAAGCCGAGCTAAAGAAGGAACGTGCAATATACAAAGCCCTTGAGGAGTACCGACACCGCAAGAAGATAAGCGATGAAGAGTACAAATTGAGGGTTGATTTTATAAAGCAGCATGGCACTAAAGAGTGGCAAAAGGTGCTAGATCTCAAAGCCGAGATTGAACGGCTAGAGAAGGAAGATCAGAAGTACTTTGACGCAGAGTTGGCAAAGGTTAAATGGGTGCAGTTCTGGTGCTTTTTAGTAGCAGCTTGGATTGCTTATTACATAGTATGGGGGAGTAAAAAATAATGCTCACATTAATATCCACAGCGCTGTCCTTCCTCATGGGGGGTCTACCTAAACTACTAGACTTCTTCCAAGACAAGGGCGACAAGAAGCACGAACTCGCTATGGCTGCCATGCAGATGGAGAGGGAACTAAAACTCATGGAGGCTGGTTATGCAGCCCAAGCCCGTGTAGAAGAAATCCGCACTGAACAGGTGGCGATGGAGACTCAGGCTCAAGAACGCACAGCTATGTACAACCACGACATTGAGATTGGTAAGGGTGCTTCCCAGTGGGTTATTAACCTTCGTGCCTCGGTTCGCCCGATGGTGACTTATCTCTTTGTATTCCTGTTAATCGTAGTAGACATCTCATCTATTTGGTGGGCTTGGACTACTGGAGCTGCTTTTGCCGAGGCTGTACCCATGATTTTTGACGATCAAGAGATGCAGATTCTGGCTTCTATTATTGCGTTCTGGTTCGGTACACAGGCATTTAAGAAGTGAAAGTAAGCGATAAAGCCATCAAAATGATTAAGCACCATGAGGGTGTCCGTCAGCGTCCATATCGCTGTCCCGCAAAATTGTGGACGATTGGTG